TTACATCGGCACCCGGACGGTCACCTTGCGTGGCCGCTCGCTGCCGCTGCCCTGCACCAGGACGGTGACGATGCAGGTCTGGCCATCCGAGGATGGCTGAGCGGAAAGAAGCTGTCCGCCGGTCTCGCGTACCACGCGGGATGCCGCCGAACCGCAATCGCCCGCAACCAGCACGAGATGATCGCGTGCAGGCGCGATCGGCGTCTGCAGGCCGGCGAAACCGGAGAGGCCGACGGCCACTATCGCGATGATCGGCAATCGCGCCATGGTTACAAAGTTTCCACTCACAAGACGAAAAGGATCATGTCCAAAGCATGTGATGGATTATGTATCCAAAGGCGGCTGAATGGCAAATGAATGCTGGATAATGCTCCTTCAGCCGATCGGTTTTCCCCGATAGCCTCGATACCGGCCTTGGCCGTGACGCGACCGTAGATCGCCAGCAGGCCGCCCGCAGCACCTGCAAGCGTCACGGCAATATCGGCAAGCTCGTTCTGCGTCTGCGCCCCAAGTTCAACGCCGGTCGCCTGCAGCAGTGACGCGAGGATCGCGATCAGCCCGCCCCAGACGGTTTTCGACTGATACCAGGTCTTGAAACTGTCCATTTTCATCTCCTTCTTGGTCAAAGATTGATGGCAAGGGTTGCGGCAATACCGAGCGGGACAGAGCGTCCCATCTGCCTGATGCGCAGCCTCATCTGCTGCCTCGGGCTGCCGAAATCGCCGATTTCGTCCGCGGCAGCATAGGTGAAGGCGGATCCGGTAACCTCCAGCGAACGCCGGACGTCCTCGCGCTCCAGAAATTCGAGGCGGTAACGCTCGCTCGGCTCGTCGAGGGGAATGTCGGCGGCATCCCAGTCATCGGCCTGCAGCCGCCCTCGTCTGATCCAGGTCAGGGAAACATCGCCACTGGCCAGGCGAGAGCCTCGAACATGCACGGGTGCCAAGGGCGTTTGCGCCCGCATCCCGCCTGAGAAGGCGAACGGCCCGGCCCGGCCGCCGGCACTTGCCGCGCTCTCCACCAGCCAGTTGAGACTGAGCCCGCGTTCATCGCCATTGATGCCCAGCGGCACGACCGCCTCGTCGAGGATGACGACCGCCGCGCCCGCCGGAGCACCGGCAGCCATGGCGTCGTCGGTGCCGGAAAGCCCGCGCAACAGGTCGGTCAAACGCCAGCGACCGACGGCAATCTCCACGGCCGATCCAAAGCCGATCGCCTCCCAGACGCCATTCTCGGTTTGCACGGCAAGCCGGTTGGCGCCGTTCAGCACGTCCTGCTGCGAGGCGGAGGACAGACCGCCGAAATAAAGGTCCAGCTCGATGCCCCCGCCACGGTCGAAGCGGCCAAGCACGCCCGGCACCAGCGGGGAAGTCAGGGCACCAATCCGTGCGGGCCGATCGATACCAGTGCGGGAGCGGTAACCTTCGCTGCCGCTGGAGGAGGACACAAGCATGCGCCGCCACGGCCGGCAGAAACCGGCGATACGGGCAAAACCGGCCGCATCGCCGGCAGCAAACTGCGGGAGATCGAGGAAATGCAGGATCGGCGAGAAACCGTCAGAAGCCGTTACCTCGCCGTTCCTGCGCTGCCGGCCGCCGATATGGTTCCTCGGCGAAAGCGGTGCATGGTGGCGCGCTTCGACGCGACGCACCGCGCCTTCCTCGATTCGGTCGACAATGAACGTCCCCTCGAGAGGCGCGACCTCGGGTAGAACCAGACTGACAGCGTCACCCGGTCCGATTTCAACCTCACCGGCTGCCACGGAGAATGTCAGCATTCGGCGGGCCATCCGCTCGGTGCGAAGCAGGTTTTCGACGCCGGCCAGTGCCGCTTCCTCGCTCAGCGTCGCCGGCAGATCGAAGCCGAGCACCCGCTGGCTTGCCGCCTTTACCCGATGCGACCGAACGCTGGCCTGTTCGTAATCGAGAACCGGATTGCAGGAGGTCAGCACGGCTTCTGCCGGAAAGTCGCTGTCGTGGCCGCGGGTTTCGGACCAAAGCGGTTCATCCTCGAGATCCGCCACCACCGTGACTTGCTTGGGAGCAAGGCTGCTGGTCAGCCGCGAGCGGAAATGCAACCGGCCTCCCTCCTCCCAGACATCCACCTGGAAGACCTGTAGCAACGGCTCCAGCAGCGAGCGGGCCGAGTTGAGATCGGCCTGGACATAGCCGAGAAGATCGCCGCTCACCGCTCCCACGTCGAAATCGTCAAAGCCATGATCCGTCAGGATCGCGGCGAGGACATCGGCGAGCGTCGCACCGCCCAGCCGGCCGTTCAGCCAATGGCCGCTACGCCAATTGTCGCCGTCACTCCAGATTGAAAGATCATCGGGGAAGGCCGGAGAAGGCCGGGCATCCCATGTCCAGACGAAGATATGCGCCGGATCCACCATCCCGGAAAGCGCATCCTCCGCCTGCCACCGGTTGTGATGGGCCTCCAGGAAGCGGCGCTGCATGCTGTCGGATCGAGCGCCGCAGGAAAAATGGGGAAAACTGCTTTCCGCCGATTTCGGGTCCACAAAGACATTCGGTTGGTTGGCGCCCTTGTCGACTGCCGGGCAGCCGAGCTCGGTGAACCAGATCGGCTTCATGCCCGGCATCCACGCCGTCGGCGCCAAGCCTTCCGCACCATCGGTCCGGTCGTAGTGCCGGTTGGACCACCAGCCCGCCAGATCCTTGTAGCGGAAGACCCAGGGCTTGCCGGCCAGGCCGTCACTAATGGGGGAGCGGGTCCGCGACAGGCGGTCGGTTTCGCCTGCATAATACCAGCTGAAACCTTCGCCGTCTGCGATCTGGCCCGCCATGGCGCGGCTGTCGTCAGGCCCGTCGAACCCGTCCGAATTTCGTGCTGCCAGATCCTCGTCGCGCCAGTCGGCGAGCGGCATGTAATTGTCGATACCGACGGCATCGATATCGGCCGAGGCCCAGAGCGGGTCGAGATGAAAGAAGACATCGCCCGAGCTGTCCTGCGGATGATACCCGAAATATTCGCTCCAGTCGGCGCCATAGGTCAGCTTCGTGGCTGGACCGACCGTCGCCCTGACATCTGCGGCAAGCTCGATCAGTTGCTCGACAAAGGGGAAACAATTCTCCTCGTCGCGGAGCTGCGTGAGCCCCCGCAATTCCGAGCCGAGGATGAAGCCGTCGACGCCGCCGGCTTGCTGAACAAGCGCCGCGTAATGCATCGCCATACGGCGATAACCTTCCGCGCCGTTGCCGAAGGCTTCCACCTGCGCACGGGCTGCGGCGCTTTTGTCCGCCGTCGCAGGTTGTCCCGGCGCCGGATGGCAGGTGATGCGCCCGCGCCAGGGATAAGACGCCTGTTCCGCCCCGCCATAGGGATCGGGCATGCTGTTGCCGGGAGCGATATCCATCATCACGAAGGGATAAACATATACCTTCAGGCCGCGCGCCTTGAGGTCGGCAATTGCCTCGCGGACGCTCGCATCGCTGGGCGTGCCGCCATAGGCAGGGCCGCCGCCCTGCCGGCTGACCAGATGGGCGCCGTTCCGATCCATGCCGGCCACCGACCACTCGGTCGATTCGTCGTCCCGGCTTGCGACCTCGACGCCCGGCACGATGCGGCAATGGCCGGCCCGCAGGTCGGTGCCGAACCAGGAAACCACAAGCGCCACCCGCTTCAGGTTGGGGCAAAGCGCCTGCAGCTCGTCCAGCGATGCCTGCCAGTCAGTCGCGGCCACCATGGTGTTGCGGTTGATGATCCGGGCGCTGCCCTTGCCGGTGCTTTCACTCACCGGCACTGTCGAATAACCGTGTTCGGTGGCGCCGGGAATAATGGTCACCGCCCGTATCTGCTGCTCCAGGGCGCCCACCGGCCGCAGCACCTCGAACTGCAGAACGGGAATACGGTTGCCGAAGGTATCGAGCGGCAGCCGCTCGAAAACGACATAGGCGAGCCCGCGATAGGCCGGCGCGCCTCCTTCGCCTTGCTTGGCCTCGATCAGCGGATCGGGCAGCTGCTGCTCACCGCCGCGGTAGACGCGCATTTCCACGCCCGTCAGATCGAGTTCGCGCCCATCTGCCCAGACGCGCCGGACATGGCCGATCGGCCCTTCGCAGAGCCCGATGGCCAGATTGGCGAAGTAGCGAAAGCTCTCGACCCGCGGCCCCGCCGCCTTGGAACCCGACCGCTCGCGCGTCACCTCTTCTTCAAAGCGGGTCGCCCAGATCAGCGTTCCGCCGATGCGGGCCGTGCCATAGACGCGCGTCACAGCCGTGCCCTCTTCGGCTCCCGGAATGCGTGCAGTCCCAAGCCTTGCACCGGAGATTGTCGTGCCGCCGTTGATCAGGGCGCGGTCGACCATGCTGCCGGCAAGGGCACCCGCCGCCCGCCCGACGATTGCGCCCAAAGGCCCGAATACGCCGCCAAGTGCCGCACCGGCCGCCTGGAAAAGGATAGTGGCCATGGATCCGCCTCCGGCTCGCCAGCGAATGCCACTGGATGCGCGTCAAGATTGTGATAGCGTCAGGGTGTTCGGGAGCAGAAGCAGAATGCGCCGCGCCAGCCGGCGCGACCGGTGAGGACAGGCCCCACCGGCCTCGGCAAGGGCCTTGCTCTCGAAAATGGAGGTAATGTTATGCGGCTCAGGCCAATTGGCATTACGCTGATCTTGAGGATAACCCGGACGGGCTGGTCAATGACCGTCCGGGTCCATTTCACAAGATAAGCAAACGGTGGGCGAGGTGACAGCCTCGCTCACCACTCCAGAACATAGCTCAGAACCCAATTTTCTTCAAGTTGCTGCAGGAAACCGAAACACACCGGCAATCTTGCGCCGCCATGCGGGCACCAGCACGGAGCGGGTCACGGCCGATTGTTCGTAGGCGTGGATGAAATGGTCCGGGCCCAGCAGAATGCCGGCATGCTTGGCGGCGCAGTCAGCGCGCCATCGAAACAGCAGCAGATCCCCCGGCCGCGTGTCCTGCAATCCTCCCAGCGGCACGAACAGCCTCTGCGCCGCCGCCATCAGCCGGTCGTCACCGCTTCGCTCGGCCCAGTCGGCTGCATACGCCGGCACCGGCTCCAGGTCGCCCCCGTAAAGTTCGCGCCAGATGCCTCGGATCAGCCCGATACAGTCACAGCCGATGCCCTTCGTGGCGCCCTGATGGCGATAGGGCGTGCCGATCCAGCCCTCGGCGAGGGAGACGATCCGTTCACCCGAGACAGTCATTGGAAGATCGGCCCGCCGTCATGGACCCGCTCCCCATCCGCGTAGGAATAAGCGAAGTCGGCGCCCGGCACATGCGGAAAGCCGCGGAAACGCAGATGGTTGGCAAACCGCGTCCTGCAGGTCGAAAAACTCTTGTCGCAACCCGCCGTCACCGTAAAACTCGCGCCCACTGCAACCGGCTGGTCGAGCGGCAGCCACAATCTCAGCTCGGCCAGTCCGTCCGGCCTGTTTTCGTGGGTCTCCACATCGACCGCCATTCCGCCCGCCAAAGTCAGGCTGCCTTGCCGGAAGAAGTTGCCCTCGAAGGTCCCGAGGCCCGAGACGATAAGCCGGCTCTCGTCCATAACCGCCACCACCGCGCCTTCGCCGCGCCAGGCCGCAAGATCGACGCCGCAGCGGGTATCGCCGAAGCTGGCGTCGCAGCGGCGGTTGTAAAGCCGTCCCTGCGGCTGGCTCAGTCGATGCGCGAAGCTTCGAAGCTCGGCACGAAACTGCCCGCCCGCCCGGGACACCTCGCCGATCTCCCGCACATTCAAAAGCAGGTGCTGGTCAGGCTGCGCCCAGTTGACGAGGAAAAGCTCGACGCGCGCACCGTCATAGCGGCCGTCAGCCAGATCCTCTTCATTCATCGCCGCGCTCGAAAAACCGCCGGCAACTTCGTCTGCACTGGCAGACAGCCCTGCCGCCGCTTCGGCCTCGCTGGCCGAAAAGCCGCTGGCAGCCAGGAAGTGCGTGCCCGAAAACGTCAGGTCGTGATCGTGTTCGGTAAAACCGAGCACCGTTCCGTCCCGTCGCGTCACCCGCCAGCAATGGCAGGTCGTGGTGGCTTCCTGGGCCAGATGGTCGGCCAGCGCCGCGGGAACCTGCCTCATGCCAAAATCTCCGTCAGGGGAATGCTGGGAATGCGACCGGCGTTAAAATGGGCCAGGTCGACTTCGATGCGGTCGGTGTCGAAGCGCACGGGCACGTCAAACTCGAAACCAGCACGGATTTCGGCGCCGTTTTGGGGGACCTGCCCTGTCGCAAAATTGACGGTCCCGGTGGCCGTATCGACGACGAAAGCGTCAGCCGACTGCACCTCGCCATTGACCGATACGGTCACGCTTCCGGCAACCGGCTTGGTAATCCGCCGGGTCCAGCTGCCATGGCCGTCACCATAGGTCTTCGCCAGTGGAAATGCTGCCGTCTCGCCATCGCCGGTGCCGATGACCTGGTCGGCAGGCGTCGGCATGTTCGCAGGCCCGCAGGATTTCCAGTCGATCGGATCGCGAAAGCGGAAACCATGGAGCTGACCGCGGCGCGCCTCGAAGAATTCCATCACGGCATAAAGATCGGCGGCCGATTTCACCCCGGATCCAGCATCGTAGCTCCGGCGCGAATCCCGCCAACGCTGGTTGCGGCTCTCGCGTCCGTTCGAAAGGTTGACGATATCCGTACGCCGCACCGGCCCACCGGTGGCACCAAGCGCCAGGCGCAGCGGAAAGCGCACCTCGTGAAATCCGGTCATTGTCAAAGCCCCCTTCGCCCGCGCGCGACGCTGCGGGCCAGCATGGCGGAAATCTGGCCCTCGCTCTTGCGGAAGCTCGCCGCATCGCTTGTCGTCACGTTGAAGACGATCTGCGGGCTGGAGCCGCCGCCGGCCGCAGCGACGCCCAGCGATCCGTCCGGTCCGCGCTGCAGCGGCAGGATCGCTTCTGCGCCGGCCTCTCCCATCAGACCCGTACCGCCGGCCATGGCAAAATAGCTCGGGCTGCGCACCACGCCGCCATCGGCAAAAGCCGTCACGGGACTGAGAATGCCCCCGACCGCCTTTCCCAGCACGCCTTCCAGCGGCTTCAATCCCGCCGCAAGCGCAATATCCGTCAGCCGGTTGCCTAGCCCCTTCAGCACGTCTTCCAGACCCTTGCTGTCGGTCGTGGCCGAGCGCAACGCGCCGGTCAGGGCTAACCCGAAGCGCTGCGAGCGCGCCTCGAGATCGGCCATGACGCCCGATAGCGCCGTTGCACTGGACAGGCTCGCGTCAAAATCACCCTGGTCGGCGTCCATGCTGGTCTCCTTGGTCGGGATAGGCGTCCATCAGGCGGTCGAGCTCCACCCGCGGGAGTATTTCCGCGGCAGGTTTCAGGCCGCCGGTCATGGCGAAGAATTCGAAGGGCGTCAGCGCCCAAAAGGTGCAAGGTGGCAGCCGCAGCAGGCACAGGCCGGCATGCATCACGGTTTCCCAGGGGAATGGCGCGATACCGGCCTCCGCGCCCGCTGCGGCTCTCAAGGGTTTTGCGGCACCTCGCCGCCGGGACGTGCAAAGGTTGCCTCCATCAGCTCGCCGACGATGCGGGCATAGCCCGAAATCCCGTCGTCGATCGACATGGCGGCAACATCGTCGTCGCAGAAAAGATTGCCGCCGCCGCGAAGCCCGGCGCCGATGATGCGGATCATGTCGGATGCCTTCAGCCGTCCCGAGGAAAACCGCTCCGCAAGTCCGTTGAGGTCTCCCGCGGCAAAGGCCGTTTCCAGTTCGGCCAGCGCGCCGAGCGTCAGGCAGAGTATCCGCCGCTCGCCGTCGATTACCGCCTCGATTTCGCCGCGCCGGCGGTTGGCCCTCGCTCCACTTGCCGCCTCCATCACAAGCTCCCGAAGCCGAGGCTGCCGGCAGATTCCAGCGCCAGCTCGAAGCGGATCTCGCCATTGTGCTCGCCGGAATATTCCAGTGCGGTGATCTGGAAGGGGCCGGTCACGGTGCCGAAGGCCGGCAGAATGATCTGCCAGGTCAGGATGCTGCCGGCAAAGAAGGCTGTCCGCACCGCAGCATCGCTCGCCTGATCCTTGAAAATACCGGCGCCGGTCAGCGACGCCCGCTGCACGCCCGCACCGCCCAGAAGCTCGCGCCACCGCCCAGCACTCTCGGCATCGGTGATGTCGACCGTTTCGGCGTTGAAAGCCAGCCGCTTGGAGCGAAGCCCCGCGACCGTCAGCAATCCATTGCCGTCATCCATCTTCAGCAGCAGGTCCCTGCCCTTCTGCGCCACCATGATGAAATCCTTTCCTGTTAGCGGCATGCGGCTGTCGCGGCCTGCCGTCGGATGCTAGAGGTTGGAAAAGCCGCTCAGTTTCAAAAAGCCATTTGCTGCATGTCCGACACGTTTTCGCTGCGATCGGCCCGGACGGTCGCCGTGCTGTCGATCACCCAGATCATCTCCTGGGGCTCGAGCTTCGACATGCTGGGCGTCATGGGCCGCGTGATCGCCCCGGAGCTCGAGCTTGCCAACGAAGTGATCTTCTTCGGCCTGACGATCATGATGCTCGTGATCGCCCTGGCCGGCCCTGCCACCGGCAGGCTGCTGGCCCGTCACGGGGCGGCAAATGTCATGGCCGTGGCCTCGGTGATTTTCGCTGCCGGGCTTCTGCTTCTTGCCGCAGCCGATGGTCTGCTGATCTATGCTGCGGCCTGGATCGTCATCGGCGTTGCAGGGGCACTTGGCCTGTCGGCGCCTGCCTATACGGCGGTTGTCGAGCGCGAAGGCCTGAACGGCAAACGCGTCATCGCCATCATGATGCTGTTCACCGGCTTTTCCGCCACGGTCTTCTGGCCCATCCTCGCGCTCCTGAACGAATTTATCGGCTGGCGGATGACCTTCGTGGTCTGCGCCGCCCTGCAGATCTTCATCTGCCTGCCGCTTATTCTCTTCGGCCTGCCGAAGCCGGTCCAAAGCACCGAAAAACTGGATGCAGCTGAGATCTTGCCGGTGCCGTTCACCCAACCGGAACGGCGCAAGGCGTTCTTCCTCGTCGCTGCAGCGACCACGACCAGTTCCTTCATCGGGTTCGGCCTGTCGCCGTCGCTGCTGGGCCTCCTGCAGGCCGCGGGCGCCTCACCCGCGCTTGCGCTGCAGCTCGGCTCTGCGCGCGGCGCCATCGGCGTCTCGGCCCGTTTCGTCGATATGCTGCTCGGCCGGCGAGGCAATGCGCTCGTCGCTACGATCATCGGAACGGTCATGACGCTGGCGAGCTTTGTGTTTGCCGCCTCGCTTCCGTCCTCTTCCGGCGTGCTGATCGTCTTCGTGGTTCTCTTCAGTTTCGGCTCCGGCGTCGTCTCGGTTGCCCGTGCCCTGCTGCCGCTGTCACTCTTTTCGGCGAAGGAGTACGGATTGCAATCGGCGCGCCTTCTGCTGCCGCAGTACCTGGCCAATGCTGCTGCCCCGGTCATCTTCACCGCGATTATTGATCGGCTTGGCCCCGTCGCTGCCCTCGTCACCGGCGCCGCCCTTTCAGCCTTCTCGCTCGGCCTCGTGCTAATGCTGGCTGCGTTGGTCAGAAAAGCCAATGCACGAGAGGCCTGAACCTATTCGGTCACCGCCCTCAGCCGCATCTCGACCAGATAGAACTTGGTCTTCGGCTCGCGCCGGGTGCGCATGCCGGTCACCAGCAGATTGACCAGCACCACGCTGCCCAGATCGAGGCTGGCATCGTGCAGCAGGTCATGCACATGTCCGGCAATTTCCTGACCCTGCCGCCTGCCCTCGCCGTCGGACCAGATCTCCAGCGTCAGCAGATGTTCCGCGCCCGCGTCGCCGTCGGTGGAATAGTCGCGCGTTTCGAGATCGCCGAAGACGATCGCCGGCAATTGCGGCCGCGGCAGCAAGCGGTCGCGAACGCCATCCAGGCCGATGATCGTGGTCAGCGCCGGGTCGCTCGACAGCCGCTGATGGAGCGTCTTCACAAGCGCATTGGCCGCCGCCGTCATCGGGCTTCCTCCTCGCATTGGCAAACCAGATAGCGTGCCGTCTCGTCGGGGTCGCGCACCAGCTTGATCGCAAACACCCTCGCCCCCTTGCGCAGGCGCTGCCCGGTGACAACATCCTGGCGATAAGCAAGCCAGATCCGGTGACTGATCCTTCCCGATTCGGCCCCAGCCTGTTCGCTCACCACGAACGAAACCGGCTCGATCCGCGCCCAGAGCGAGGCGGCCACCTCCCAGGTCACCGTCGCGCCACCTTGTCCGTCCGGCAGGGCCTGCGGCGCCTCCAGGTCGAGCCTCGCCGTCATCTGGCCGGGATCGAAGAAAGCGACCATCAGAGCCTCCGCATCCTGAACGGCGCGATCAGCCGCTCGTAGCCATCGGGAATGCCGGCCGGCTGCTGGTCGGGCGAGACGACACCGCGGAAGGCGAACATATGGGCGATATGCACCAGCATGGCCCGCTTCAGCGTATCCGGCACGTCGGCGCCCGCCTCGCCGAAGCCGGCGGAAAAATCGATCTCGATGCCGTTGACCGCTTGGCTCGGCTGCGGCGGGTTCCTCAACCACAGCCGTGCCGGGCGGCCCTGCCCATCGAGCAGATGATCTTCCAGTGAAACTTCAACAGCGGTGCCGTCGGCGCCGTAAACCGTAACGGTGTGAATCGCTTGCACCGGAAACCTGGAGATCCGGATGATGCCGTCCCGCGGCCATTGGTCGAGATAAAGCCGCCAGGTTTGCCGGATCAGGCAGAGCCCAGTTTCCCGTTCCAAATGCTCACGGGCGGTCTTGATCAGCGCGGACAGCAACTCCTCTTCATCGCTCTGGTCGAGACGCAGATGCGCCCTTACCTGGGCAAGCGTCAGCGGCTCCGCAAAAGGCGGAGTGGTCAGGGCATAGGTCATGGGGGTCCCTTCGGAGCGGAGGTGTGCGCCCGTCATCCCTTGCGACACGCATGGGATGACGGGCTGTCTTGGCTCTAGCGCATCAGGAAGATTGCGGTCTGCTAGCTGGCCGCGAACTTCACCAGCTTGATCGCCTCGAAATTCTGGACGCCGCCGCCGACCCGCTTGGTCGTGTAGAACAGCACATAGGGCTTGGCGGAATAGGGATCGCGCAGGATGCGCACTCCGGCCCGGTCGACGACGAGATAGCCGGTGCGGAAATCACCGAAGGCGAGCGACAGGGAACTGGCCGCCACATCCGGCATCTCCTCCGCCTCGGCGATTGGGAAGCCCATCAGCGATGCGGGCTGCCCGGCGGTTGCCGGCGGACGCCACAGATAATTGCCGTCGGCATCCTTGAACTTGCGGATGTCGGCCTGCGTCTTGCGGTTCATCATGAAGGTGCCGTTCTGGCGATGGCCGGCCTTCAGCGCATAGATCGCTTCGATCAGCGTGTCGGACGGGCCGCTCGCCTTCCAGGCGCCCGCAGCACCGGTCGCGATATAACCGAGATTGCCCCAGCTCCAGGCGCTGTCGGCAACCGTCGTATAGGACAGGAAGCCCTTCGGCTTGGCGATCCCGTCGCCGCGGATGAAGGCATCGCCCTCCTGCTCGGCAAAAACCAGGTCCACTTCGCCGGCGATCCAGGCCTCGATGTCGACTGCCGCATCGTCCAGCAGAGCCTGCGTCGCCGCCGGCATGGCGTAGAGTTCCATGGTCGGGAAGGCCAGTTCCGCCAGCTGCGCCGAATTCGTCTGCGGTCGCGCCGCCGTTTCGGCCACCCAGCCGGTCGCAAGCCCCGTCGTCGCAAACGGCTTCTTCAGCACGGCCGAAGACACGGTCCGCACGGTGGAAAGGGCGCGCATCGGCGAAATGACCGAAATGCGCCGGCCGATCTCGGTATCCGTCTCGGGCGGCACCAGATAACCGCCGTCGGCGCCGGTGCCTGCCGAAAAGGCCTTCGCCTCCAGCTCGCGAAGTCCTGCCTCGTCGCCACGCCGCACATAGGCGTCGAAAGCCATCTTGTGCTCGACGGCCTCCGCGGAAAGCTCGCTGCCGGCACCGCCTGCTTGGGATCCGAGCCGCGGCCGGGCCTTCTTCAAAACCATCTGGTCGAGCACCTTCTTCTGCTCGTCGACAGCACGGTTGATGCGGTCCATCTTGTCGCGCGTCACCACGTCGGCGGAAAGCTTCTGCTCGATCTCGCCGAGCCGCCGGTCATTGACGTCCTTGAAGGCCTCGAACGCCTCCATGAATTCGTCGAAGGCGGCCGTCACCGTTTCCGGCACTGCCTTGACTTCCGGCGCCGCGCTGCTCATGCCTGCCACTTGTTCCGTCATATCGCTTTTCCTTTGAAGGTTGACCTGATCATCATCTTCGCCGCCCGTCGCATCTGGCGGACAAGCTCGGTTTCCCGATCACGGAAGAACCGCGCATTCTTGACATCGGAAACCCTGGCCGATGGCAACATCGGGAAGGTCACGACGGAAATTTCCCAAAGGTCGGCCTCGAGGATCCGCCGCACCCCTGTCTTGGCATCCGTGCGTGCCTTGACCGTCCTGAACCCGATCGACAGCCCGTCCAGGGCGCCGGA